ATTTGGATATTTCGATAAAGGTTTGTATAATATGATGACAAATAAATTCGGAAAATTATTTGAGTTCTATGCTCACTTGTTTGAAAACAGTAATTTAAATTATATATATCTTCCTGAGATATCTACTTTAATAAAGAAAAGATATTGACTACCAATTTGAAATGAATTAAATTTTAATTATGAGTGAACCAATTAAAATAGCTGCTGAAGCAATTGAAATAGTAAAACATAAAAGAACAGGAAAAGTATATAAAGACAAAGCACAGTTTGATGCGGATGTTGCAGATCCTAACACTGATACAACCGCTGATGATTTTAGACAAGATCTTGAAATTAAAGTTACAAGAGCTGGAAATTTGGGTGCTAAAACAAAAGAATGACGGCTCCTAGAGTAATAAAAGCTTTTGATGATTTACGTTTTGATTTTAATCAATTAACAGATTTATTATCTTCACATAATTTTAAATCTAGAATTAGTGGTAATCATTTACATGAATTTATCTTACAAGCATCTCATCAAATTTTAGGTACACATAGCAGTGTGTATTTTAAAAACATAATAGATAAAATGGTAAAAGAATTTTATCTTTATGGTGTACCTCTTGATGTAGATATATTTGTTGGCTTTACACAAAGTGCAGCATCTACAATACATGATGATCCTTATGATGTTTTGATTTATGGTCTTTATGGAGACACAATGTATATTATTGATAAACAACAACACCTATTGAGAGCTGGAGATATTATAAGAATAAAAGAAGGCGAAGTTCATCAAGGTATTGGTTTATCTCCTAGAATATGTTTATCGACAGGTATAAGAACAGATCTTAAAGGAGAACAAGCTTTACAAGGAAGAAGTAGACCAGAAGTACAAGCATAATTATGAAACCAAGAGGCGCAACTGAAATACAGCATGAGTTGTTAGAAAAATATGTTGACAAAGAACTTTTAAATAAATTTCAAATTTGTACTTCAATACCGGGAAAGGTACCTTTAGATCCTAATAAAATTAATATACTTTGGCAAAAGAATTCTTGGGATCAACCTAACTTACAAAGTTTTTTTAGAAATAAGAGTCGTCATGATGAATACGATTGGTATGTATTTAATTCACATTGGTGTTATGAAAAATTTAGATATTTTTTTCAAATACCCGAAGATAAATCAATAGTCATTAAAAATGGAGCAAGCCATTTTCCAAAAAGAAAAGTATACAAACAAGGCGAACCAATTAGAATTATTCATCATTGTACACCATGGAGAGGTTTAAATGTTTTATTACTTGCCATGCAAATGGTAAAGAATAAAAATATAACTTTAGATGTTTACAGTTCAAATGATGTTTATGGATCCGATTTTGCTAATAGAGTAAATAAAGATACGGAGGGCTTATTCGAACAAGCTAAAAAATTACCTAATGTAAACTACATAGGCTATAAACCTAATGAATATATACTAGAGCATATGAGTGATTATCAATTATTCGTATACCCTTCTATATTTGAAGAAACCTTCTGTGCGTCTGCACTTGAAGCTCTTTCAGCAGGACTACATGTTATAACTACAAACTTTGGTGCATTACCAGAAACTTGTGCAGAATGGCCTGTATATGTCAACTACACTAAAAATTTAGAATTACTAGCAGCAAGTGTAGCTAGTGCAATTGATGTTTGTGGCAATTATTTACATACTGATGTAATACAAAATCATTTAGATGATCAACAAAAATACTATAAAAAATTTTATAGTTGGGATAAAAAAGCAATTGAATGGGATAGTTTTTTGAAAGGAGCTTTAAATGCCAAGCAATAAATATATTAATGAAGATACCTATCAAACATTACAAGAAGTAAGTATTGAAACACAATCTGATTATGAAAAAGCAACTGAGCCATTATGGGTAGAAAATAAAGATAAATATAAAGATATAGAATTGTTTGTTGCTACGCCTGTTCATAGCGATGTATCAATTCATTATGCGCAAGCTTTGATAGAGTTTCAAAAAGAATGTTTTAAAAATAAATGTAAAGTATCTTTTCATATGGTAAAATCATCCTTAGTTACTCAAGGAAGAAATTTATCAGTTGCAGGTTTTTTAGAATCTAAAGCTACTCATTTATTATTTATAGATTCAGATATTTATTTCCAAGGTAAGTCTATATTTTCAATGTTAAAAGCAGATAAGCATATTATATCTGTTCCATACCCTTTAAAAACTTTGATGTGGGACAAGGCATTTAAAAAGATGCAAGAAGGTAAAATAAAATCTCCAGATGATATAAGACGTGCACTACATACTTATCCTATGAAAGTTCCAGATGTTAATAATATAAACTTAACAAAAGGAGTAATTGAAGTAACAGATTCTCCTACGGGATGTATGTTAATAAAAAGAGAAGTCATTGAAAAAATGATTGAGAAATATCCAGAAAAAGAGATTAAACAAAAGACTGTTATAAATGGTCAATATGTAGACAAGCCTAATATGTGGAATTTTTTTGATACTCTTCATGAGCCTGAAACTAAGACATATAATGGTGAAGATTTTGCTTTCTGTAAATTATGGAGAGACATAGGTGGTAAATGTTATGCTTATGTTAATGATGCTATTGTCCATGTAGGCGAACATCAATATCAAGGCAAGTTTTACGATGAGTTGATAGCAGCTAAATAAAATGGTAATATATGCTATTATTAGGGAAAATAGTATATGGATCCATTTACACTTGCATTAGCCACATTTGGCATACAAAAATTAAGAGGTAAATCAACAAGAACAGCCTTAAAAAGTGCTGCCATTATAGGCGGTGGTGCTTATGGTTTAGGAAGACTTGGAGGTGTTACAGCGTTCCAAGGTTCTCCTTTTTCAAGTTTAGGTTTTGGACAAAAAGCTGCAATGCCAGTACCAAAAGGAACTACATTAGGTGAAAGTTTTTTAAATGAAGCAAATATGCCAAAAGGTACTCCAATAGGTACAGATAAATTTGTAGACTCTGGAAGATACAGTGGAATAGTCAAATCACGAGGTGGAGAACTATCTGGTTTAAATGTAGTTGAGTCTGCACCAAAAACTGGACTAAATAAATTAGCAGATTATGTAAAAAATAATAAAGTTCAGTCTGCTTTTCTAGCTTCTTCAGTATTACCTTTATTATCAGAAGAGGAAGAAGTGAAACCAGCTTTTACGGAAGAAGATTATAAACAAGCATACAAAGAACAAGCTGCAAAATTAGAAGGAGCATTTACTCCAGTACAAATGGCAGACGCAACACCTTCTAGAGAAGAAGTATTTGGATCAAATATGTTTTATGCAAATGAGGGTGGTCTAGCAACTGCAGTTAATAAATTTAATAAAGGTGGAGTAAACTACTTACCTTCAAAAATAGATCATGATGAGAATGATGTAAATAATTATGTAAGGGCTCAAGGCTATGTTGAAGATGGAGCAGGTGCTGGAAACAAAGACGAAGATACAATGCTTGCACAATTAGCTGATGGAGAGTTTGTATCTAGAGCAGATGCAGTTTTAGGAGCTGGTATTTTATCAGGTGCAGATCCAAAAAGTTTTAAAGGTATGAGAAAAGCTGGTGCAGATTTTTTCTATAATCAACAAAAACAATTAAAAAGAATTTACGATTTAACAAATGGAAGCAAAAAAGAAAATTAATAAAGGGGTTGAAGTCCTTGAGATTTACCCAAAGATCTTAGATCAATATTGGAGTCTTTGTGAATTCATGTTGAGAGAGGGATTAAAATATGATGGAGATCCAATGTCCATAGAAGAATTAAAAGAATATATTAAAAATGATAAAGCTGGATTATTTATGATGTTTGGTTCAGATGATGGAATTCAATATAAAGTTTTTGGAGTTTGCGTTCTAAGAATTATGCCGTTACCAAATTACTCTCAATGTGAAGTTATACTTTTAAAAGGAGAAAAGAGAGAATTATGGCAAGATGAATTAGCGGATACAATTGAGAAAGTAGCAAGAATAAATCAATGTAAAAAAATTGCAGTACATGCAAGACCAGGATGGCAACCTTTTTTAAAAACTAAAGGTTGGGAAGTAAAAAGATATTTATATACAAAGGAGATTAACTAATGAGTTTTATATTTGGCGGTGGAGGTGGTGGAGGCCAATCCACTTCAGGAACACAGACTGCAATTACTAGAGAAGCACCCGGTGTTGAAGCACGAAAACTTTCCCTATACGATCAAGCTTCAAAACTAGCATCTTCACCAGTTAACTTACCTGCAATGCAAGTTGCACCACTTTCTGGTATTGAACAAGCTGCAATCGCACAAGCTGGCCGAACTGGAGTAGGCGCACCAACTGTTGGTGCAGGTATTGGGTCATTATTAGGTGCTCAACAAACTGCTGCAGCTGGACCAAATATTTCACAATTTTTTAATCCGTATCAATCTTACGTGACTGATGAAATAAATAGACAAGCTGCAATGGCACAAAATCAATTAGGAGCTCAAGCAGTTGCAAGTGGAGCTTTCGGTGGTGGAAGACAAGGAATTGCTCAAGCAGAATTAGAAAGAGCTAGATTAGCTCAAGTTGGCCAAGCTCAAGCTCAAGGATTCCAAACTGCATTAGGTGCTGCACAAACTCAAAGACAACAACAACTAGCAGCTGGACAAGCATTAGGTGGATTAGGTGCTCAACAACAAGCCATGTCACTTGCAGATATACAAGCGCAATTAAGAGCTGGAGGATTAGAAAGAGGCATTGGTCAAGCGCAATTAGATGCACAAAGACAGA